GGAATTATTAAATGTTCCATATAAGGACTTGGTTTAATAGCTACCAATGCATTTAATTTAGATTGAGCTAAAACAATTGGTGGGTTAAAATCTGCACTTACATTTGCAGTAGCTTCTGCTAAACAGCTATTAGATACATAAGAATTTAAGTATGATTGGAAATCATTCTCAATTTTGCCCCATAGAGATGGAATACTTAAATCAAATAAATAATTTTTACCAGCTAAACTTAAATCTCTTACAATTTGTTCAATCATAATCATTGTACCAACTTTTTGCATTGGAGATGTTTTACTATATGTAGTTTTTTGACCTGCAATATGAATACCAGTAGTTAAACCTTTAATAATTGGGTTAATTCCCATGCCATATAATCTATCTCTCATTACTTGTGACAATTTAATATCTTTAGATATTGCAACAGCATCAAAAATAACTCCTCTAACTGTACCAGCTGGAGCATCACATGCTTTACCATTTTTCTGAGTTAAAGCCATTGCTTGTAAAGCTGAACCACTTGGAGGAACAGGAACTACTTTTTTAGTATATGAATCTAATTTCATTACCCATGGATAATAAATTGACTCAAATTTAGAGTTATGATTACCACTTGTTCTCCAATTGACTACTGCTTGAGCATTTATATCAGGAGTATCAATAATACAATGGAAATCTCTTCTGTTTTCAGCTAATGAAACCATTTCACCGGAAACCATACCCATTGCTGAAAAATAAGGGCAAGCTAATGCTTTATAAGCAAATTCTTCAAAGTTTTGAACAGCCCATACACCAGTTTGGTGAGCAACTGATCCAGCAATATATGGAGCTAGTTTATCATCATTTTTATAATCAGCATCAGTAAACATATCAGCACCACCCATTAGAGGCATTGGTTGTTCAGCACCTGTATCAGGATTAACATCATTAACAGGAACAGTTGAAGGATTAGTTGGATCAACTGGAGTCGAAATAGAAATTACTACATTTTTAAATGACATTAAGTCTGCTTTATATGATGCAGATACACCACTTTCAACTTCTACTAAATCAGCTCCTCTTTCTTCAAAGACATGTAAAGTAACTTCATCATTACCAACATCATAATCAACAGATACTTGGTAGTTATTACCCCATTCACCTGGTGAAATTGCGTCCACTCTAAATGCTTGATTAGCTGGATCTTTTTTGATATTATTCATTTTTTCAATGATAATAGCTAATTTTTCTGCTGCATTTGCAAATTGAACAGTAACATTATAATTTCTACCTGTACCATCAATAGCCGGAATTGTAGCTGGACCATCAGAAATTTGAGGACAATCTTTCTTAAATAATTCACCTAATAGGAATGTATCTTCATCAGCATTTAGATAATATTGATGTGTATTAACATCTCCACCTAATGGCATAACATAATTTCTAATGTCACCTACAACAATATCCTGTTCAGTTCCATCTAAATCTCTTAATGTTACAGTTGCAGTATCACTAACAGTCATATTTGTAATAACTGGATATGCAGTTGAAAATGCTACACTACCTTTTGATGTATCAATATTATTATATGTTCCCCAGTCAACTAATTTATCTTCATAAACTACTTGTTTCATACCATCAAGAGTCAAACCTCCAATAACTAAGATATTATTATCTTTATTATATTTTTGAACATTTATTGGTAATTGAACATATTCATTTTTAGCCATTGTATATAAATCTGATTCAGCTCTAAATTCAGCTCTTGCAGCATCATATTTTTTGAAACCAGCTAAGTTAAAAATTGGTGCCCAAGCAGTTTCGATAGCGTTTGAACCACCAGCAAAGTTTACAGTTGCTTTTAATTTTTCAATTACAATAGTTGAAGTAAATGGTTCTCTTTCAAAGATAAACATAAAGTCTTCAGTTTCATTGCCTTTAACAACTTCATTTAATTGTTTAACACATTCATCAGATTCAGCATTGTATAAATACTCACCAAAGTGATTAACTTGATCTTCATCATCAATTGCTGTATATACTCTTTGCGTTGCATAATCAACATTAAATCTATTTTTTCCTGGAATTGGAATAAATTCTGGGTAAGGAGTTGTTTCAGTTGCTGCCCAATCTTCTGGAGTTAATGGATTTCTCATTTCAATAAGAATTTGCATTGTTACAACACCATCAAAGTTAATTGGGTTGATATCTTGGAATACTACTCTAAAAGAATTATAAAATTCACCAGAATTTTTACTTCTGATTGTCATTAATGGTTTACCATCTCTGGCTTTTATTGTTGTTTCAGCAAAACCCGGAGTGTCTGCACCAGCTCTAATAATCCAAGCTCCTGAACCTTGTTTGAAAAATTCATATGCTGCGAACAGTCCATATTGTTTTTTACTTAAATCAGCTTCTCCAAAAACTGATAAACACTCACTAGCTGAACCTACTAAATATGGTTTATTAACTGGTCCTTTACTTGCGAAAGTAACAATTGTTGGAATGAAAGATGAATCTCCACCTGGATAAGATGGTGATGCATCAATTAATTTTGTTTCTACACCTACTAACATAGTTGTCTCCTTTATTTTAAGATTTATTATCTTGTATTTGTTTTATTTCAGTTTTATTTATATGTTAGAATGAAAAAAGGAGTTTTTTTGATTTCTATTAATTTTGAAAAAAGTTTTTATTTATAAATAGAGAATTTTGGTCATAAAAAAACCACTCAAAGATAAAATCAATGAGTGGTAGGAGTATTATTTAAGATATAACTAAGTCTGTTGATTGATTAATATCAAATCCTTCAATTGCAGAAATCATATATCTTATTTTTGTGCTTTCTGTTGTTTCAATAATAATAGTATTATTATCTACTACTTCAATAGGTAAAACATCAAAATACCAATGACCGTTATCTTCTCTTTGAATTTTAACATCAACAAAAACCGTTCCTAAATTATGAGTAATAGTAAAAGATGTTCCTTCTTTTGCCGTTTCACCAACTCTAACAGAATTATAGGTGTTATAACTATCAGAATCAATTTTTTGAACTATTGTATCAATAGTATTATCTAATTTATCAGCATCTAATTTAAATGAATATTCAGAAGCTTCTTCAGGAGTTGCTCCGGCATCTATTGCAGTTTTATAATTAACACCGCTTTCTCCATCATATCCTACAAAGCTAGTACCTGATAAATCTTTAACTTCTCTACCCAATGTATATGAATCTATAATTTGATGTAATTCATATGCAGGTGTTGCAGCTTCATAATTCCAAATAGAAACCTTTGCTGTTGCTTCTTTTAATGTTTCATCAGTACTTGTATCAGTTGATTCAACCCATCTTATTAAATTAAGAACACCTTCACTACCTCTATTAATATCAATACCAGCATTATGGTCAACATCTTCACCATCTACAACTGCTGAAGCTAATCTTGGATCTTCAGTTGTTAAATTACTATTTAATGTAATTACATTATCTGCTATTGATAAGTTTTCTGATTCTACATCAACTTTTGAAGATTTTCCACCAACAGTTAAATCACCAGAGATAATCATACTACCATCTACTGATACATCACCATCAATATTTGTATCAGCATAATTAATAGTTAATTTATTTGCAGCATTATCGGCTTTAATTTTTGTATTAGTATTGTTAGTTAATTCTAATACACCGGATGCGTTGATTGTTGTATCGGTTACATTTGTTGTAACGGTTGCATAAGTAGCTGTAATCGAATCATTTGTATTATCAACAATAAGTTTATCAGTTGCACCATCATTAATTATAACACTTTCAGATGCAGTAATTTTTGTTACTGTTCCAATTACATCAATATCAGCATAATTAATAGTTAAATTATTATTAGTATTATCACCAATAATTTTATCATTAGTTCCATCTGTTAATTTGAATGTTGTTGTTACATTTGCTGTTACTGTTGGTGATGTCACAATAGTTTCAGTTGTTGTTACAGTAACACTTTCTGAATTATCAATAACAATAGTTTTTTCTGTTGAATCTATTACTAATTGTTCTGAACTGTCAGTATTTAAAACTTTTAATGTATCTTTGAAATCTACTTTTGATAATACTGTTTGTGCTCTTAAATCTGTTCTTGATAAGAATTCATCTACATAATTCTCTCCATTTCCATTTAAACCAATATTGGCAAATTTAAATATTCCAGTTTCAGAATTAAACCAAATTCTACCAGTTTCAGGTACAACTGGTGTTGAATTTTCTAAATCAGAGAATAATAATTCTGATGCCGTATCCACTTTTTCTATAACTGCATTCCCTAATTGAGAATTATTTGCTATAATTGGATTATGTAATTTACTATTAATCATTGCTTACTCCACATAAATATATTTTTTATTTATTTATTCAGCTTATTTCTTTTTATTGAAAATACATAAAAAGGTATCCTGTAACAGGATCAACAAAATCAACTTTTACTTCATTCTCATCAATTATTTCTAAATGTGCTGCTAAATTACTATTTAATTCAGTATCAAATATATTATAATTAAAAAAGATGCTATTTCTATTATGTTTCACATTGATTGAATATGCATCAGTAAATGATATTGTAAATTGATGTGCTTCTAATGTATTTTTAACTAAATCAGGAAGATCATTTCCAAATGTTGCTGCTGTTAAAAATATTTGTAGCTGTCCATCTACCCAGGTCTTGTAAACTTTTTCTACTGTATTAAACCATACATATCCGTTGATCTGTTTTGTTGGATCTAACTCTAATTGTTCAATTTTATTTGTGTTAAATGGAAATACCATATTGAATATCCTTATATAATTCTGATTTTAACATCAGATGTAATTAATTTTTTATCTAAAAACTCAAAGTGAGTGTAATCATCATAATCATTAACTTCAATTGGATTAATGATTACATTATTATCTTTATCAAATAACTCAAGATTTATTATTGATTTAAAAAATTTAGGTATTTTTAAATAATCCATTCTTTTGTCTGTTTGAATATGTAGATTCGAATAATATGCAGATAAACTACCACCATGTTGCCATATAGTTAATTTGTCATTATCTCTAACTCTATATATTTTTCCATCAATAGTTAATATGTTATTAGTAACAGAAAATTCATTATTTTTCAACATAATACCATTCAAATCAACACTTAATGTATTAATATTAGTACCTATTAAAAATGATTCAATATCAAATTGTGTTTGACCAGATTTAGAAAAAATTTCTACTTTTTTATTTTTAAAAGGATTAGCAATTCTATCTTTTGGATGAAATACTAATATATATAATGTTGTTACATTAGACTCTTTAAGAATTATTTTCTTTGAATCAAATGGATCAATAATAAATTTTATATCCTGCATGTCTTGATTATATAATTTTATATTCTCAATTGTAAAATTAAATACACTTTCATCAATTATAAATTCAGTTTTAGTAATATCTGATTTAACATACATAAAACAATCAAAAGTTGTATCACAATCCATTTGAACCCAATTTTCACCAAGCCATCTATATGTTGTTAAATCACTCTTATTAAACCATTGTTGACCAATTAAAGGATTTATTGGTGCAGATTCACCATAAAATGTTTGTGTTAATCTTATAAAATTCTCATTAATTGGATCAGATAATTCAGATATTTCCGAACCAAATAAATTAAGTGATAATTTAGTAGTATCAATTAATGAAGGATTTATGTATGCTACATTAGTACCTTCAATATCTGTTATCTGTTGTGTTTCTTTATTATCTGTCATTTCTTACTCCAGCTTTTGTTACAGATATGAAATCTCCAATTCAGAAATTTTTTCATTAGTTTCTATAATTTTGAAGGTTCCACCATCTTTTTTAAATTTATTAATCTTATTTATAGTCTCTTTAATAGTTTTAGTAATTACTGTTTTATCAATTGGTGAATATAATAAATAATTCACAGATACCGCTATTACTGGATAATTTAAAAAATTTTCCATAACTAATAATTGGTTAGAGGAAGTTTTAGTATCCATAAACTTAGATTTTAAATCATCTAATATAGTATCAAGTTCAATCATATCATTTATTGGTAAATTTTGTTTCTTCAAATCAGCAATAATTGCTTCTAAATATCTTTGCTTATTTTTTACAATAGTCCCAAATTCAATGGCTTTATCCATCTGTTTTTGCGCCATTTGAATAATTTTAATTTCTTCATCGCTCAAATCACTTGTTATAATTTCATTATCAGGAACAATATGGGTATCTAAATCATATTGTTTTAACTCTTCATCATAATCAATTAATATAGATTTTTGTTTTTTAATAACAAAACTGATTTTAGTAACAGTTAATTTTTTTTCTATTCTTTCTTTTATAGGTTTAGGTTCTATTATAATATCAGATTTATTATTTATTTCTTTCACAGATCTAACTAATATATCCCTATTGAAATTAGACCATACATTAAGTTTTGGTTTATTAATGGTATCTACATTTAAAATAGCTTTCAATATTTCAAAATCAACAGTTTTATTGCCTATACCTACATAATCTTTTAATAATTCATAAAGTAGTTTGGAATATTTTGATTTCAAACCGAATTGAATTTGTAAATCAAACTTTGTATATAAACTTTTTGTATTAAGAAACATAGAAAGAAGTTCGGGCTCTATCCATACTTTAACCCTTTTACTTCTTGTTTGATTATCTTGAATCCATGAAATTTTTCTAAGGAAATGAAATAATGTTGATTCTTGAGTTTTATTCTTATGTAATGTATTGGTTAATACTTGTATTGTTGATAACTCCTGTAAATTTTTAACAATTGGAGCATAAAATCCATTTTCATATTTTCCGAGTATTTCTGATATAGATTGTAAGTTTATCTCAAAATGGTTTAACGAAGCCCAATCATAAACTTCTGTTTCAGTTAATTGTTGTTTTTTCATAATATCAGATACAAAGAAAAACATGGTTCCAATCAAATCAAGTTGTAATGCTGATAAATCTGCAAACTCTTGTTTACTAAAATCATTGTAATAAAGTACCTGGCATAACTCAGATGGTTTTCTTAATTCCAAGTTTTTTCCAGGTACATTTTTGTTCATATGTTGTGTGTTTTTTTTGGTTGATTTTCTAGACATTTTGACTACTCTCTTTTATAAGTTTTTTTAATATTATATGTGTTTTGATATCAATTTTATTTATTTAAGCTTGCTTTAATAAATTATTTTTTTATTGTTAATATTCATTATACAATTCACGATTTTAGTTTCACAAACGAATCACGATTTTTTACATATTTAAACCATAGATTTTTTTCTAAATACCTTGTTTTATTAAGGTTTTAAGCTATTATTATATTTTAATTTAGTTTCACAAACGAATCACGATTTTTTTATTTTAAGTTATTTATAAGTTTAATCCAATAAAAAAACTTAAAAAAAAATTCTTAGTTAAAATTTTGGGTTTTTGCAGTTTTCATTGAAGAAAAAAACTTAAAAAAAAAATCTTAGTTTTTTTATTTTTGATTTTCCATTTTTATAATTATAATATTTTCTTATTTACAAGCAGTTATAAATCCCTCTATTGCTTATATTTTCAAAATTTAACTTAAAATTATTTTTTAAGGTATGTAAAAAACTTAAAATTATTTTCTTAGTTTTATTTCAAAAAAAAAACTTAAAATTATTTTTTGAGTTAAAATATTGGCTTTTTATCGCTTTAAAACACTTTATTTTTAAGGTGATTTTTTGCATTCACAAACGAATCACAAAAATTCCACAAACGAATCACGATTTTTTTTGACAATCGCTATAAACTGTCATATAAAGTCCTATAAAAATCGGCGAGGTCAAAAAAGAAAAGAGATTAAAAGAAAGAAATAAGATTGCCGTTGGCGGAAAGAGAAATCGAAAATCAAAGATTATCAAGAAAATATTTCTGAAAAGAAAATTATAATAAAATGAATCATTTTTGTTTATGATTTTCTTTGATATATTTAGGTTATAATTTAGATAAAAATAATTTATTAGCTTCTTATTTGAAAATATAATATTTGAATGAAAATAGGAAGATAGATTAATTTATAATTTAATGTAAAATAATTATCATTAAAAAATCAAGATATTAGAAGGAAATCAAATGTCGGATAAAATCACAATAAGTACAGATTGGCATTTTGGAAAATCAAATGGTAAATTTGACCATATTATATTAAAAGGTATTTTTGACCAATGTGACCATGCTGAAAAGAATGGTATTAAAGTTATGTTTAATTTAGGTGATACATTAGATGTCAAACAAACCATTACTACAAGCACAATGAATTTTTTAGCAAAAGCATTTAAAAGAGTTAATGAAACATTTGATAAAATATATGTTCTTGTAGGAAATCATGATATGTCAAAGAAAAGTTATAATGGAGAAGGACATAATTTAACAATATTTGATGGATATAGTAATGTAACTATTATTGACACTCCAACAGTTATTGAGGTATTTGAAAAGAAATTTTATATGATACCATACTTTCCAAATGATTTATTAAAAGATCATAAATTTCCAGATGCAGATTTTATGATGGGACATATTGAAGTTCAAGGATTCATGCTTAATCAATTTATTAAAGCACAAGATGGTATTAATGCAAATGCTATCACTAAAAAATATGATCATGTATTTTTGGGTCATTTTCATAAGAAACAAACAAGAGGTAAAATTTCATATATTGGAAATATGGTTAGATTTTTCTATGGTGAAGATGATGATGAAAGAGGTTGGACAATTTTAAAACCAAGCACAGGCGAAACTGAATTTATTGAATATGAACATCCAAGAATGTATAAATTTAAATTATCATTATTAATGGAAGAGGATGATCTGAGTGATATATTTAATGAAGGTGACAATTTAAAATTAGTAATTGATAAACAACTGAAATACACAGAATTAGAGGAATTTAAATCAAAACTTATTCTTGATTACAAAATTAATGATTTAGTTCTTGATGATCAATTCTATGCATTTGATATTGAAGAACTTGATGATGAAACTGATGAAGAGAATGAGGATGAAACTGATTTAGAACCATCTTATATGGATTATCTTTTAGTTGAGATGGGGAAAATACAAAATATGGAAATATCAGAAAAAGCAATGGAATATTTAAAAGAGAAATCTAAAGAATACCAAGAGTAGTTTTAAATCCTAATTAAATATATTGTTTTAGAGCGATTAATGTATAATATAGAATAAGTGTATATTTAACACTATTTTTGGTGTATTAAATTACACAAATGGATAAAGGAACAATTACATATGAAAGTTAAATTTCGAAAAGTTGAAATACAAAATTTTTATAGTTATGGAGCAATGCAAAGTGTTGATTTTCAACAATTTGGTTCAACTGTTGTTTTGATTGATGGTATTGATAAAGATACAGAAGGTTCCAAAATTGGTTCTGGAAAATCATCATTTTTTGCAGCTATCACTTTTGCATTATTTGGTGAAACAGTTTCAAATGTTAAAGCCAATGAGATTGTAAATTATATCAAAGGAAAGAATGCCCTTGTAATTCTAACATTTGAAATAGACGGTAAAACATTTAAAATTGAAAGAGGTAGAAAACCAACTATACTAAATATTTATCAATATGCTGGTTTAGATGATGATGGTAATGAGATTTGGGATAATATTTCAAGAGCAGATAACAGAGATAATGATAAATTAATTATTTCAATAATTAAAATTAATTTTGAAACATTTTTACAAACATCATTATTTTCTGTAGCTAGTGAACATAACAAGCCATTTTTAAATATGACACCAGCAAATCAAAAGAAAGTGTTAGAAAATATTTTTAATTTTGATATTTTTAATAGAATGATGACCGAAATAAAAGATGAAATGCGAGATAAACAGGTTATTAGGGCAGAGCTAGAATCATCAATGAAAGAGATACAAATTTCTAATGAACAAGTTGAAAGTCAGATAGAAAGATTGGAAAAATCCTCAGAAAGATTTGAAGAAAAAAGAGAAAGAGATATTAAAGAATTGGAAGAAAATATTAAATTTTATTCTAATATTGATATAACTGAAGAAAAAGACAAATATTCATTTTTTGATGAATTGAAAGAACATAAATCTATTATTTCAGACAGTATATCTTCACTTAAAATAGATTTAAAAGATGTTCAATCTGAAATTTCAAAATCTGATAGAGAAATAGAAATTTTAGTTGAAAAGTATCAAAGAGAAGAAGAAAAAAATAAGAGTTTGAAAGGTAATATTTGTCCTACTTGTAAACAAGATTGGGAAGATCCAGAGGCTATTAGTTTAAGTGATGCAACACTTAAAGATATTGGTAAACAAATTTTATCATTTGAAAAGAATATAGAAACACATTCAAAAACTGAAGATAAGTTAAAAAAGAGTATTAAAGATAAAAGAGATATTCTCAAAGAAATAAAAGATACAATGACTGAAATTAAAACATTAGTAGAAAGAAAAGAATTGGATAATATTGATATTATAGTTTCAAATCTCAAAAAAGAACTTGACAATCTCCAAAACCAAGAAAATCATTATTTAACAGAAATTAAGGCAAATAAGGCATTACTAAGGGATGTGAACACAGAAGCTCTGGATGAAGTAGATATGTGGATTGTTAATATTAAAACATTTATAAAAATGAGTGAAGATCCAAAATCTAGAGGTAAATTTCTCAGAAAATTTATAAAACAAGCAAATGAAATTTTAAGAGGTTTCAAAAAACTTATTCCTGATTATAATATTCATATTCAGTTCAATCCGGATTTTACTATTAGAGTTATGAAACTTGGAAAAAAAGTTAATCCTGGATCACTATCGAATGGTGAAAAAAGAATTGGTAATATTATGATCATGATGGCACTTATGAAAGTTTTCAAACTAAAAAATAATGTTGAATTCAATGCTATTTTTATGGATGAAGTGCTTGATAGTGGTATCAATGGTGCATTATTGGAAAGTGTTTATTCATTTATTAAAAATGTGGCTAAAGAAGAGAAAATGAGAGTTTATCTTATTTCCCATAGAGAAGAGATTAAAGAAAAAGTTAAAGAAGTTATTATGGTTACTAAATCTAGGGGTATTTCGACTATTGAAATAAATCCAGATATTTAATCGTGAAATTTATATAGTAAGGATATAAATGAAATTTTCAGATTTAGATTTAGATATTCCATCAATGGATTCTGAAATAATTAGAGCTAATTTAGTTAGAGCTAGTGTTAAGAATGAGAAAGGTGAATATCAAGCGCATCCAGCCGGTGTATATTTTTACAAATCAATTCCAAAATTTAATAATATATCTATTCTTGATTATAAAACTATGGAAAAAAAAGAATATCAAAAAATTGATATTTTGAATAACACTTATTTAGATAATATCTCTAATGAAGAAATGATTGAATTCATAGATTTGATAGAAAATGAAAATATAGATTGGAAAAAATTATGGGAATTTGAAAACCCATATCAATTATCTAAGTATCCTGGTATTTTGAGAGAATTTAAAGTTTCATCTGTATTAGATATTGCAATTGTCTTGGCCATTATTAGACCTGGATCATTACAAAATTATGATAAAATGAAAACATTTATACATACTGATAAAATTCTTAATAAGAAAAATAAAAAAGAAAGAGAAATTCTAAAGTTTACTTATGGTATACCGATTTTTGATGAACAATTCAAAGAATTAGGTATTGATGATGGAAAATATAGATACAAAAAACCACACTCTCTGGGGTATGCGTACGTACTTTTGATAGATTTTCTTAAAAAAAGTCAGATTTTTGAATAAAAACCTTTAATAATAACGGAATTTAAAAGTTTTTTTGTAAAAACCTGTAAAATATAACATAAATAAAAATGTAATAAAATAAGGGAAAATATTTTCTACTTATTAAAATAAAAAAAAAGGATAATAAAATGACAAAAGCAGATATGGTAGTTCAACTACAAGAGATTATTGGTGAAGAAAAAGTTTCTAAAGCAGAATGTGAAAGAATTTGGAACGGATTACTTGAAGTAATTGCAGAAGAAGTAAAAGATGGTGGTGAAGTAAAATTTGGTTCATTATTTAAAGTATATAAAAAACATAAAAATGCAAGAAAAGTTAGAAACCCAAGAACTGGTGAAACTTTTATGAAAGATGCAAGAGACGAACTAGGTTGTAAAGTAATGAGAGATGGTAAATTCTTAATCCAAGATTAAGGTTGTAAATATGAGAGTAAGTGTTGGAGGTCCTACTTCTGAAATAGAAGCAGAGGCTAAGAGAAAACTTATTAATGAGAAAGAGATTAAAAAATCTCTTTCTGAAAACTTATCCAAACAAGAATTGGAAAGAGTTAAAGTTAAACTTAGAGAGTTATTATCATTTTATGATAGAATTCTTAAATCTATTCAATCGACCATTAAAACTGTTAATGGTAAGCATCAATTAACTCAAAAAGATAAAGATGAAAAATATCTTAAAAATCAAGAAAAAGAGTTAGCACAAGCTAAAAGAGAAAAATCAAAATTCAGAAGATATCTTCAACAATTAAATGATAAGATTAGTAGTTTAAAGTAAAATAAGTTTAAAGCTTATAAATAAATGAAAATGATGCTTTTAAGGAGATTACAATGGCATATGAATATAGAAGTATAACATCTGGTGTTTTTAGTTTTACAATACCAGATCCAGACGAAGAAAAGAGAAAAACCGTTAAATTGTTTAAAGGTGATACTGTAATTGTAAATAAACAATTGACTGGTACATATCTAAGAATGCTAGAACTTGTTAGAGAAATTGAAGAAGAGTCTGAAAAAAAAGTAGTACCAAAGAAAACTACAACAAAACAAAAAGCAAAAGTTGAAGACAAAATTACAGCTGTTACTGAAACAGAGGATATTAAAACTGAAAAAGAAACAGTTGAAGTAAAAACTGGAGATACTGTAACAACAGTAAAAGAAAGATCATCTAAACCTGCTCCAAAAAGAAGAGGGAGAAAGAAGAAAGAAGATTAAACTTCTATCCTCCTTTTGGTAAAATAAAATGACAAAAGATTTTCTAAAACAATATATATTATCAATGCTAGGTGCATCACAAACAGATGTAGAACTAGCGGATACTGATTTAGATATGATTATATATCATACTATAAACTATTATGGTCATAATTCATCTGAAGCATGGAATGAAGAATGGGTAGTTATACCTTTAAAGGCTGGTCAAAATTATCATGAAATAGATGATTCGATAGATTTTATTATTGATATGAATTTATCATCAGGTGCATCTGGTCAAACATTGATTCCTGAGACTACAGGAACTGCATATGAAATTACAATGTTAGGCATGATAACTAATGATAATAGTTTACAAAAAGTAACAAATCCGGTTCCAAGTAGAATTATATATAGAGATGGAAAAAGATTGGTGCAAACTGATTTTGCACCAAAGGTCGATACTAATGTTGCAGCAAAAGTAATGAGATATAAAGACTTGGCACCAATATATTCTGATCCATGGGTTCAGAAATATGCATTGGCTCAGGCAAAATTTAATCTTGGTTTAATTAGAAGTAAATATTCAAGTGTAACTGCGCCAGGTGATATGACAATGAATGGTTCGGATTTAATTTCACAAGCCCAGACAGAGATAGATAAATTGGAACAAGAACTTTTTGATAAATCTGTTCTTATGAATGGTGGAATTTATATAGGTTAAATTGTTTTTATCATCCATATTAATACAAACTATAATAAATAGATATAATAATATGGAGATTTGATATGAACAGAACAGAATTTTTAAATGAAATAATGCCAACAGCCTTTACAATTAAAGGAACTGTTACAGAATCAGGACCAGATACAAGAAGGGTTTATAACAATAAACCAAAAGATATAAATTTTATAAAAAAAATTACAAGAGAAAAAATTGCTTTAGATGGCGCTCCAATATTATATTTTCCAATAGATCCAGACTCAAATGATGCAGATATGAAAATGGATTTTGATAATGTTTTAAAAGATCATACTCATTTAGAGCTAGGTGCACCATTAAAAATGATGGCTACATGGACACCACAAGAGTATCAAGTAGATTTATCAAAATGGGGAGTTATGTTACCAGCAGGTTCAGATCAACAATTATTTATTCATGTTACAGAATTAGAAGAAATTCTTAAAAGAAAACCATTGGTGGGTGATATTATAGAAACAGTTCTTGATAAAACTAGATATAAAGTTTCAGATGTATTTTATGGTCATACTAACTTATGGGAAAATATTTTTTGTATGGTTACATTGAGTAAAGCCACATATGATAATTATACATCCCAGTTAGATAAATATGATGATAGTTATAAAGATACTTATACTAAGTTAGAAAGTGTATTAGATATTATGGATGGTACTGAACATAATGCTTCAAATGCTGAAATTCAAACCCAAAAGAAAAAAACAGATAGTCCAACTAAGAAAAGAAAAAAATCAATTGATACTGGTCTTGACTTAATGACTATGACATTATAAGGATATCTATATATGAATCACGATTTATATTATGATGGAAGACAGATTAAAAATTACTTAGTTGGTTTTGCCAGTATATTTTCAGAAATACCATATCGAAATAGAAAGGGTAAGATAGATAGTGTACCTATTTATTATGGATCACCTTCCGATATAATCTCATTTTTAGAAACAAATGTAGATAATGAAGAAACATCTAATAGAAATAGATTAAAAGATATAACCGTTCCTCTATTTTCATTTAGAATGACGTCGATAGAAAGAAATTTAGAAAAAAGAAGAGCACCATTAGATAGTATTACGGTAGATTTAAGATCTCTCGGATATAGTACTGGGTATACTACAATGCAACCGTCTCCATTCCAATTTACATTTGAATTATTACTGTGGGCAAGTAGTGATTATCAAGCATTTGAGATTGTTGAGCAAATTGTTCCATACTTTAATTCACCTCAACAAGTAACTATCGAACCTTTACCTAAATGTCCTGTTTCAACTACTGAAGTATTTTTAGAAAGTTTTGAAATTGATACTGAACCAGATTCACAAAAATATTCAGCGTTAGTAACTATGTCATTCAATCTTACTGGATGGTTATTATCACAACCTAGAATTTGGTCATCAAATATGAAATTTGAATTATCGATGTTGGATAAGGATAATATTAATAAATATGTAAAACCGGATAATACAGATTATTCTGTTGGGCATGAAATAATTGATAATAATACAAAACCAAGACCAAAAACTGCAAAAGATGAATCACTTGAAACAGTAGAAAATTTTATATTAAAAACGGATCTATCAAAAGTTTACGGTGAAAAGCTCGATTGGTATAAATCATTAGTTAAGGCTGGGAGAATATCTCCAGATAATGGTCAAATTTTAGATACAACACCTTTAGTAATTGAATATAAAGGTAAAGAAAAAACTTTATTTAAAGAAACTATGGATTTATTGATTGATGATATGGAAGATGTTAAATATTTATTTACAAATGAGAAATTAAAAAAATCATTACAAAAACATGATATAAAAGATGATATAAGTATATTAACAGAAATGTTTGAAGACAATACAGATTCGATCAATATTTTTTTAACACTATTAGATAATAATTTAATTACAAAAGGATTTAATAGAACCAGTGTTCCTATATCAAATTCTGATAAACTTAGTATGTTTGGAACACCCAGAGTTGATATTGATTTAGTCATGGATAGAATGAAATCATACCTTGCTGGAATTGAAAATATAAAATTAAAAAAATCACAAATTGAAAGTATTAATAATTTTAAAGATGATTTTAGTATATTTATTTATGATATAAAAATACCATTAGAATCTATTCCATCTGAATTTAAAATGTATAAATCAGAGACTTTAGATTATTCACATACTGAAGAGTTTGATATACTTAAAAAAGATTACGATAATAAATTTGAAAAAGTTAAGTTACATATGAAGTCAAGAACATTAACTGAAACTGAATTATCACAAATCAAATTAGTAACTCTTGATGATGAAATGAATATTATAACAAAATTAATAGATATTTCGTATAATTTTGATTCTACTTTCGATATTGAAATCAAAATGAAAACAGGTATAGCTAAACCATTTAATTTGATTCCAATAGTTGATAAACCGGGATTTAATATTAAAGGTATCTATGTAAAAGATAATAAAATTGATACAGGAAGTATAGAACAAGATATTCAAACAGATTTAGAAAAATTTAATTTATTTGATAAAAGTATCCCAGTTAATAAAAATATAATTTTTGATTCAAATTATTTTGAAATATTTGATCAGAATGATATTTTGAATACAAAATTTTTAGATATGGACTCATATGTTATTGCTAGTTTACTTTATACTAGATATGTAGATAATAATGTAAAAAAAGGATACTCAGATGATAATGATACAAAATTAATAGTTGATATAATAGAAAACGATAAATTATTCAAAATATTTAATAATAAATTTGATAAGAATGTTATTGATATGATTAAACTGCGAAATAATCTTTTTAAAACAATAAAATTAGTCGTACCATCAATTAAAAATCTTGGGGATTTTAATGAAATTGGAGTTACAAAAAATGAAATAAAATCTGGTCAAAAAACCATAGCTCCTGATTTAGCAGTTACTTTATCATTAGATAAAAATGGTAAACCAATTTATGATGCTAATAGAGATGGATTTATTGATGAAAAAGATCTAAAGTTGTTAGATTCTAATGTTGATAATCCATCTGATTATGATTTTGAAAATAAATATGGTATTTGGTATAAGAGATTTAGAATAGAAGATATGACTGAAGAGAGAATTAAAAGAGTATCAGCTAATTTAAAAGTAATTTATTATTTAACTGAAAAAGATAATATGGATGAATTAAAAGACTATTTGATTTTGTGGGATAAAGGATTATTAAGTGATGGATTTGATATTTTTCCTGATAAGAAAAAACAAAAAGAAATAATGGCGTTAGGTTTTGATTTAAATGAATTGGATGATAAATTACTGTTTTTTAGATTATTTGCATCGTCTATAAAAAATATTATGATTGATGAAAGAGATTTTATTTTATATAATGTTCCTGATATGAATGAAGAAAGTAAAGAAATGTTATATCAAACCGAAGGTTTGAATATAGATAAAATTGTGATGGCTAAGTTTATAGAAAGATATTTTAAAGTTAATATTGATGAAGATAGTACTGTAATAGATAAAAAACTATTTACAAAAATTTTGCCTGATACTATGGGTGAATATTTTTCTTATGCAGAATCATTTAATTTAATGTGGTATGATATTAAACATACTGATTTTTTTAGAGAAAGTTTAACTGTTTCAACACCATGGTTAGATGATCAATTACCTGAAATTAGTGAAAGAATTAATAATATTCTAAAAAAGAATTAATAAAAGTATATAAATAAAATAAAAATAGGAGTAAAAAAATGAGATTGGAACATCTAAAAGAAAGTGCACCTAGAAGAAGAGGTAAAACAACTGCTAATGATGTTAGAGTGTGGTTAGATAAAATTGATAATGGTGAAGCAACTGATAGTGATATTCAACTATATGATGATTTGAAGAAAATTTCAAGAAAACTTGGTGGAAAAACTACAGTTATTGAAATATTAAAAGCTATATAATTTTTTAATTATATAAAAACTTAAATCCCAATCATTAAAAATGATTGGGAAAACATTTTGTTATTGGAAGATTTTACCCATTAAAACTTTTGATAAATCAGATGGTTTGTATACACTTGTATCTTCAAACCAATGTATATTAACCCCATTACCTTTAATAAAGTTTAATGATTTAATATATGCATCTCTTCTTTTATCAATAATATCCATATCTAATGTATCATTTGAATCAGTATTACCATTTTTCTGATCTGCAATAGTTCTTTCTAAAATCTTATCATTTGGAATATCCATAAAAATAATATCAGTTGGCATTTTAATAAAACTATTAGTATTTAATGCAGTTTTAATAAATTCTAAATCTACTCTACTATTGTTATAAAAAGCTTGATAAGCTAATGTAGATATAAAGTATCTATCAAAAATGTAATTTGTTTTATTTAACAAATTTGTATTAACAATTTGATTGTTTGTATTTATATTATTTTTATTTATTATTTCTCTATTCTTGAATAATTCCTGCATCCAATAATGACTCATCTCTGATAAGAAATTTGGAGTACTAACTATATCTTTGTCTGGGTTTGATGAATTAAGTTCATCTCTTATGGTTTTGCCTATTGGTGTTGATGCATTTGGAAATGAAAATCTTTTTAATTTTTGTTTATTTATGCCCATCATTTGTGAAAAAACCATTTCAAAAGCATCACAGAATGTTGACTTTCCTGTTTTATCTAAACCTTCAACAGCTATAATTTTGTTTATAATCATTATTAATCCCTTTTAGAACTTATTTATAATATTTTACAATAAAATATGAAATAAAGTTTTAAATGTAAATAAAGGATTTTTGTAATAAATAAAGAAAAAGATGTTAAATGGAGATTAAAATGGCTAGATTAAGCACTATTATTAAAGAACAATCTAAATCAAAATTGCTTGAAGCTGATAAAGAAGCACCAGCAGAAACAGATACATCATCAACAGATAGTACACCGGCAGATGATCCAGGTGCAGGTGAAGCTCCAGTAGATGGTACAGATACAGCTTCAACAGATGATTCAACAGATGATTCAACAGATGATTCAACAGATGATTCAACAGATG